TCTGACAACCTGACCCCATCAACACGCGCCGTGGTGCGGGTGCCGGCCGGCAGCAGCCGAGAGACGCTGGGCAACCTGACCACCGATTCCGTCGCCAACTTCGTGGCGCGCATCGGCCTCGGCGCCGGCAACCAGCTATCGGCGACCTCGCAGACATACATGCCGATCAGCCGCATGCAGACGCTGATGGAGTGGGCGTATCGCGGCTCGTGGATCATCGGCGCCGCGGTCGATACCGTCGCCGACGACATGACGCGCGCGGGCGTGCAGTTGAACAGCGACACGCCGCCCGAGGACATCGAACAGCTTACCAACGCCTGGAACGACCTCTGCCTGTGGCAGAGCCTGAACGAGACCATCAAATGGGCGCGGCTGTTCGGCGGCGCGCTGATGGTGCTGCAGGTCGACGGCCAGGACATGGCGACGCCGCTCGATCCGGAGCGTGTCGGGCGCGGCCAGGTGCGCGGTTTCATCGTGCTGGACCGTTGGATGGTGCAGCCGTCGTACAATGACCTGATTAAAGACCCCGGGCCCGAATGGGGCCTGCCGACGTACTACGCCGTGGTCGCCAACGCGCCGTATATGCCGAACATGCGGATCCACCACACGCGCTGCCTGCGCATGGACGGGGTGACGCTGCCCTATCGCCAGCGGCTCGCCGAGAACGGCTGGGGCATGTCGGTGATCGAGCGTCTCTACGACCGGCTGATGGCGTTTGATTCCGGCACGATGGGCGCGGCGCAACTGCTCTATCGAGCCTACCTGCGGACCTACAAGGTGAAGGGCTATCGCGCCCTGGTCGCGACCGGCGGCGCGCTGCAGGAGGGCTTTGCGCGCAACATGGAACTGATGCGCGCGATGCAGGGCAACGAGGGCCTCACGATCATCGACGCCGAGGACGAGTTCGAAACCCACAGCTACACATTCGCCGGCATTCCCGAAACGCTGCTGGTGCTCGGCCAGCAGATCAGCGGCGCGCTCGGCATCCCCCTGGTGCGGCTGTTCGGTCAGGCGCCGAGCGGGATGAACGCGACCGGGGAAAGCGACCTTCGCAATTACTACGACATGGTGCGCTCGGCGCAGGAGGCGCGGCTGCGGCGACCGCTGACCCGGCTGTTCGACATGCTGTTCATGTCCACGCTCGGTCGCCGGCCGCCCGACACCTTCGGCTTCACCTTCACCAGCCTGCGTCAGTTGGACGAGGCGGAAAAGGCGGAGATTGCCCAGCGCGACGCCGATACCGTGAAGCTGGTGCACGACGCCGGCATCATCACCACGACGATCGCGCTGAAGGAACTGAAGCAGAGCAGCACCATCACCGGCCGGTTCACCAACATCACGGACCAGGACATCAAGGACAGCGAGGAAGCGCCGCCGCCGTGGGAGCAGCCGGAGATGGCGCCGGGCATGCCGGGGATGCCTGGGATGGCGAAGCCTGGTAGCGAGAGCGCGCCTGGTGCGGGCGTACCGGCGCCACCGAAGGCCGAGGGAGGCGAAGGCGACGGCGGTGGCTCCGACGACGCATGACGCGCCGTGGACCGGCAGCGGCGCCCAGCGGCGCGCCTACGAGCGGGCGAAGCGCGAGGAAGAGAAAGCCGAAGCCGCCTTCGCGCGGGCACGCAATGCCCAGACCTCGTACGGCGCAAAACTGCGTCAGGTTGCGAGCCATGTGGCGCGCATCATCGAGGCGTTTACGCCCAGCGATCCGCAAACGCCGTTCTCGGCGGCGGCGATCGCGCGCATCCGCGAAGCCCTCGCGCATTACTCGACGGCGATCACGCCGTGGGCGCGGGCGACGGCCGGGCGGATGATCGCCGAGGTCAACCGCCGCGACCGCACCGCCTGGGAGAAGTACACGCAGGGCATGTCGGCGGCGCTGCGGTTCGAGTTGCGCACCGCGCCGACCGGCGAGGTGATGCGAGGGCTGCTCGAGGAACAGGTGGGCCTGATCACCTCGCTGCCGATCGATGCGGCGCAGCGCGTGCATGAACGCTCGGTCGAGGCCTTGATGACCTCGGCGCGCTATCCGGAGCGCACCGCCGAGATCGAAGCGGCGCTGGCGGAAATGCACCCGCGGCAGACCGAGGCGTGGCTAAAGACCCGTGCGACGCTGATTGCCAGGACGGAGACCGCGCGCACCGCATCGGTGCTGATGCAGGCACGCGCGCAGCATGTCGGCGCCGAGAGCTACCAATGGAAAACCGCCGGCGATTGGAAGGTGCGACCGTCGCACCGCAAGCTCGAGGGCTCGGTGCAGCGATGGGACGCGCCGCCGCTATCCGATCCGCCCGACCACCACAGCCATCCGGGGCAGATATTCAATTGCAGGTGCATCGCGTTGCCGATCCTGCCGTGAGGACACCATGAACCTACTGCTGATCATCATCATCGTGCTCGTGCTGTTCGGCGGCTTCGGCGGCTACTACGGCTACTCCAGCGGCTATTACGGGCACGGCGGGCTCGGCGGAATCGGGCTCATCCTGGTGATCATCGTGCTGGTGCTGCTGTTCGGCGGGTTCAGATGAGTTCCCAAAGAAACCGGAAGGGGTCTGGACGATCAACCATTCGCCCGGTCGCCTCGCACGTTGCCATCCAGAGCCGGGCGTACTTCTCACATATCCAGCCGTGCTCTTTCAGGCCGTACGCGTGGAATAGCCCCGCCAGCACGTAGACGTCGGCGAGGCTCACATCGCCCAGGTCGTGCGCCAGTTCCGCCACAGGGCGATTGGTCTCGGCGTAGCGGCCGACGACAGCCAGACAAGCCTGCAAGCTGGCGGGCATGGGGGTGCTCATGGAAACCGAGGGTAAGCTGACGGTCGCCGATCTCACAATGCGAACCTCCGGTTCGATCGGCTTCAACAATCCGCCGCCGCCGCAGTGGTTGCAGTTCGCGTGCGGCCTGCGCATCAACCTGCTGACCGGCGAGGTGCAGATTCCGCCCGACCTGTCGCTGGACGATGCATCGCGCGCGTTCTGGGAATCAATCGGGCGGTTGGTCCGGTAGCCATGCCGACCATCCACGTCGCCAAGGCATTCATCCTCTCGCTCGACAGCGGCGAGAAGCTGAGCATCGGCGTTGGGCGCCATCAGGTCAGCGATGAGGTCGCGCAGCACTGGTACACCCAGGCGCACCTGTTCGGCGTCTACACCGGGCCGACCTCCCGGCCGCCTCCCGTGCCGGCGTCGGTCGGGCAGCGATTCCTGAATGCGGTGAGCGAGCAGTGGGAGCATCAAAGCCGCTGGGACGCCTGGGCGAAGTTTGAAAAGCAACTCAACGCCAGGATTGCGCAGGAAGAGCGCGCGGCGTCGGGGGAACGGGAACGGCGCGCGGCAGCCAAGCAGCAACGCGAAGAGCGCGAGTTGGAGGCGTTCGCCAAGCGCGTTGCGGGCTGGCGGCAGCAACTGCCGGGGATGTGCAATCCGAACCTCATCATCGCGCTGGATCGCGAGATCGCGGAATTCGAGCACGACTGGCTCGATCCCGACGAGGCCGAGGAGGTCGCCAACATCGCGGCCGGTGTGACGTGGCGCCAGCCGGGCCCGACGGTGCACTGAGCCTGCCCGATGGAGTGGCACACCGTCAGCAAGCTCTCGCCCCACATGGACGAGACCGCCGAAGGCTATCTGATTTGCCGTGACGTGCCGATCGCCCGCACCGGCACGCAGATCTACTGGGAAGGCGAGGTTCCACCGCTGCAAGGCGACGCCGGCGGGCGCGTGCATGTCGAGCGCCCCGAGCATGAGGTGTTCGCCGACGAGAGCGTGCGCAGCTTCATCGGCAAGCCAGTGGTCGATGACCACCCGGCGGAGGGCGTCGGGCCGGACAACTGGTCTGATCTCTCCATCGGCTACGTGTCGAATCCGCGCCGCGGCGAGGCGCCGAACAACGATCTGCTGCTCGCCGATCTGATCTTCACCACGCGACGCGGCATCGATGCGGTGCGCAAGCGAGGCAAGCGGGCCATCAGCGTCGGCTACAACGCCGCGTACGATCAGACCGCGCCCGGCCTCGGGATCCAGAAGAACATCTTCTGCAACCACGTTGCCTTGGTGGACGAGGGCCGATGCGGCCGGCGCTGCACCATCCTCGATGGTGCGCCGGTCTACGACTACGAGGGCGCCATCGCGGCCTTCGCCGATGTCGGAGAGTTCGTCGAGTCAGAGCACCCGCGCGACGACGAGGGGAAGTTTTCCGAGACGGCTGGCGGCGGAGCGGCGGTGCAGGTCGCCTCGATGAAGAAGGTTGGCGGCCAGCTTGGGAGCAATCCCGGCGGCCGCTACGAGGACAGCACCGGCGCGCAGTTCTACGTCAAGCAGTCGAAATCCGAGAGCCACGCGAAGAACGAAATCCTCGCATCGCGGCTCTACAGCGCGGCGGGCTCGCCGGTGCTGCATGTTCACCCGGCCGACCTCGGCGGCGGCAAGCTCGGCACCGCGACACGCTGGAAGGGCGTGACGCCGATCGACCGCAAGAAGCCGGACGACCGGCGCGCCGCGCAGCAGCATTTCGCGACGCATGCGTGGCTGTCGAACTGGGATGCGGTCGGCCTCGAATACGACAACCAGGGCCGCATCGGCGGCGAGATGCACACGCTCGATGTCGGCGGCTCGCTGCTCTACCGCGCGCAGGGCGGACCGAAGGGCGAGGCGTTCGGCAACAAGGTCGGCGAGTGGGACACGCTGCGCCATCCGTCGAACCACCAGGCGCA